AGGTATCTACTTTTATAGCCGTGGTTGCTGCTAGTTGTTTAGCATAATCCTTACCAAGATCCTCTATAAACTGTGCGGGTAAATTACGTGTTTCTGTTACTGCCATTATACTCTACTCTCCAAATCTTTCATAAGGTTATACATCTTATCTGCGCCTTTATCAACACTTCCTCCACCTGCTGCTCTTACAGCATCGGCGGTCATTACAAATTCATTCTTACTCAATCTTGCTGGCACATCATCAGCCTTTTCCTTGGCTCCTAGTGGTACAAATCCACCACCTCTAAGATCCATCTCCATACCTCCAAGGTTCATGAGTCCTCCTTCAGCTTTCTTGTTTAATTGTCTTAGATATCTCTGATAATCTTCCTCACTATCAAAATCACTTTTCTTTAATTTACCCATGTCACCTGGTGTTACTCCACCACCTTTTTTAGGTATTGCTCCAGCTTCATCGGATACAAATTTTTGTTTTACATTTTCTTCGTTCATGGCTAATGATCCGACACCACCACCTTCCGCGTATGAATCTGTAAACTCTGCACCAGGTAAGAATCTAAATTCAGGATCATTTTTTCTTGCACGTGCAACGATATCTAGAATGTTTAATCCCTCACCTCTATCTAATTTATCAAAATCTACTTCTCCTTCATCCTCTGCTTCTCCTTTTGCCATTAGTCCAGCAAGACCTGATAAACCTGTAATACCTGCAATCTTACCAAGACCTGTTAAAGACGTTCCTTTTGCTAAACCAAACTTGCCTAATAATTTACCAAGCCCACTAGCTCCAAATGTTCCTGTCTGAGGGCCTTTTGTAATTAATGCTTTTAATGGATTAAAACTTCCTTTACCAAAAAAAGACCCTAAACCTTTACCACCAGCAAGTCCACTAAACTGTGTTCCTGGTATACCAAAAGTTAAGGCTCCTAATATTGCAGCTTTACCAATAGGACTCTTAACAACTTTTTTTACAGCTTTTTTAGCTTTCCTTACAAGTTTACCTAAGAAGTACCCTTGTCTAGGATCTTGTAGACTAGCTATACCACCATCCGCGTAACCTGCTGCTGGTATTCCGCTCATTTTTGGTTCAAAAAGTGGATCTCCTTGACCTTGATTTCCTAATCTAAATCCATCTTTATCAAACAAAGGTTGTCCTAACGTTCCTATATTATTTGGTTCTGCTATTGGTCGTCTATTAGGATTTCCAGGAAATGTATTTAAATTATTTGCTATTTCAGTTAAATTTGAAACTTGTGGTCCACCTGTCACACCTGCGGATGTAAAAACATCAGCAGCTAAAGAAGAACCACCACCTCCACCTAAATTAGATTCGGCTGATTCTAATCTTTGATTAATACCTTGTAACATTTGTTCTGCAGAAGAGACACCGCTACCTAACTGATTTAGTCTAGGCATGATACCACCTTCTTGAAGACCTATTCGTCCACCCATGTTTCGAAGTTGTCTATTTATTTGTGGTCTTGAAATTGCCATAATCTATTATCTTATTTTGTTTCTCCAAATAAATCAAGGCTCGGCATGATGACCCTGACATCTTTTCTGATGTCAGATTCTGGTATATTCTTAGCTTTCCACTCAGAATCATCTTTATAAACCTCGCCTGTCTTCATGTTAGTTATTGTTGTTATCACCTCTTTTGGCTCTATTGTCGGTATATCTTTCACTATGCTACCACCTCTCTTGGCTGTATTTCTAATATCGAGGCTATGACGTGCAGCTCGTTCGCGTCAGCAGCCTGTACTTTAAGCACCTCGCTCTCCTCCATAACAAGAGGTTGGGTCAAAAGTTCTGTTGATGCCTTGGATGCTATTGCCTTATCCTTGAATAGATTGAATATAGCACCACTAGAGTTTACCAGAGTTATGGTTATGGTCGACCCTGATCCAGCGTCCTCTGTTACCAACAGTGATTTTACGACTGTGGTCGTGGCGCTTGGCACCGTATATAATGTTGTGAGATCAGTTGTGGTTAGATCTACTTTTTTATTTTTAAAACTATTAGCCATTAATTTAAAAAGAAGTTAAATGCTTCTATCTCCTGTTTTAATTCTTCCTGAAATGTAGAATTAAGTTTCTCTACAATCGCATCAAGATCTCTGACCTGTGCCTCCGCTGTTGACAGATCATATTGTTCACTTGGTCTTGTTAATACTTGTACTATCTTTGCCATTAACTACTCCCTGAAAAACCTGTTGGGTTTGCATCGTATTCTCCTCTACTACCTGCACGATCAAATCTACCACCAGTAAAATCTTGTCCACTTCCACCCTCTCCTCTAGCAAACATAGCATCTATGGCTGCTCTTTGAGCTTTTTCTTGTGCTCTTTCCTGAGCCTGGAGTTTAGCTAAATTTTGAAGAGATATTTTTTTACCGAGTTTTTGTTTTTCTAACATTCTAGCAATTCTTTTACTTCTTCTTCTAGCTGATCTTGCAGGATCAGTATAATATCCACCTAATGCATTTAATTTATTTAACTCTTCTGGATCATAAACATTTCCAAATTCATCTATAACTGGAGCGCCCAAAGGTCTATTTTCAAATTGACTTGTTATTCCACTTAAAACATCACCTGCAAATGGTATACCTGTTGCTAAAGATATTATTCCACTACCAATTGTTTTTCCAAAATCTAATCCTTTTGTAATTCCAGATCTAAGATTCGTAGGAAAACTTTGAACGAAATTTTTAACATTAACCATGGGATCAAACACTCTGGGATTATTTTGTCTCATCATAAAATTAACTGGAGCATCTCTAAAATTAATCGCTGGAGCTGTCATGCCTGGAATACCTGGAGGTATTGACAGATCAAAATCAGGTAAAGCCGCATCTATTCCACCTGGACCTGTGTATGGGTCTACTCCATAAATATCCATTATTGACATTATCGTCTCCCGTCTGGTTGTATATCTAATCTGAACGTACCCAACTTCCAACTCTGATTAGAAGATGTATTAGATATTTTAAGAGCTATAGCACGTGCACGAGCTCTTGTATCTACTTTTTTTGTGCTAGAGGTCACATCAAATGGACCTAGAGATGAGCCACTCTGTGCATCGTTTGGAAAATTTCTTAGATTTAAAGTGATTCTGGTTGCTCCGGTCTGTGATATGAAATCAGGTATAAATCTTCTTATCTTCATTATAAACTCACCATCACCTCTCGTGTCAGCTATTCCGGTCATCTGATTACCCACTATTCTCTGGGTTATATCAAAATCACCAGACTCGATGCTTCCAACGATTGCTGTTGTTGCACCACCCTGAACCTGATCTGTGCCCGTCTCATGTTGATAATATATTGTTCTGCCTTCCGTGTTGCCTACAACATCAAAGGATGAATCGTTGCCTGCAGTATATTCTGTTGCATGTGGGCTACCAAATACTGCAGAGTCCTCCCACATGGTTCTAGCTAAAGTTCCGTTTGTCCATACAGGCCTTTGTGGTGAAGAATCAAAATAGTTATATGCAACCATTCTGTTCACAACAGATGATGAGGAAGTTGGATAGAACCACATGACTTCACCAAAAAGATTATTTAATCCAGCAGATACCATTTGATTGCCAGACTCTAGATTTATATCATCAAATACAAAGTCCTCTACAAGACACGGTAATGATTCTAGTTTACCAGCGTATCTAAAGAAACCATTCTCTGACATCCAATATGCAGAACCATCAACCTCAACACATGCATTCTGTCCAACGAGTCCACAGTTGGTTCCAACCTGTGCGAATGCAAATGTAAACGGTTGACCAACAAAACGTTGTGTGAATAAAGCTGTATCAGTCCAGACATAGATCGCATCTCTACCTCTGATTGCCCCTCTGATCTGTGACCCATCGGCCAATCTCTGTGTGCCGGCCGTATTGGTTGCTGTTGGTGTATATGTGTTTATATCCTCCTGATCAGAGAATCTGATAAACATATCATCCTGTGTTGATGTATCTCCAATTGTTGTCTCTGTCCCAAAAAATACTAGGTGACGATCCGGTGTGGAAACCAGCATATGTCTTGATGCGGTTGGCGCACCGGTTATAATAACTGCTCTTGTATTTTCTGCATTTGTTGCTGCAGAATTCCACTCGAATACCGCACTGTCATGTATCAGACAGATCGCCTTGTCACCAAAATTATCTAGTGACCACATACCAGGTTCTAATACCAGATCTCCTGATGCTGCCTCACCCCAGGCCACAAAGTTTGTGGTGCTGGTGACCGCATCTCCTGCACCATGTGATGCAGCGGTTGTGCCTCTGACCTCCCTTGTGACACCTGTCAATTCATTGGACGTGCTTATACCCGTATATGATATCTCTTCCGTTCCTATCTTTATAAAATTTGTACCCGTGCTTGGAAATTGTGATACATCAGCTAATATTATACCAGTTGTAGTCGAAGAATTTATAGCGCCAGTAATAGTTGTTGTAGGTTCTCCTGCTACCTCACCACCAAAAGTTCCAAGTGACCAACCAAAACCTTTTGCTTGCACAGCTGGTCCCACAGGATAATAGTGTTGAACTCTAATACCACCTGATGTTGTTGCACCAGATCCTGACTCTGCTGATGGCATCGTGATCGTGATGGTCGTGGCATTAGGGACAGTGGTCACCATGAATTTTTTATCATCGAAATCTGAGGATGCGAAATTAGAATCAGTGATTGATGAGAAATTATCTAGTAAGATTATATCCTGTGCGGATATACCATGATCCCCACTAAAAGTTATCGTAACAGATGTTGATCCGTTGGTCGTGGTGAATGCACTCGTGAGCGTTGTTGTGGATTTGATCGGATGTATATCATAGAATACACCCCCAGAGAATGCATATAGGATCCTGTTTGTGCCAATGATCGCATATTTTCTGGCCTTACTATTTACAAAATGATGAAGACCCCTGCCTGCACCAGTAAGAGCATCATCCCCTAATTGTTTCCAACCACCTATCTTCTCAGGTGTGCCATATCTAAATCTCACATTATCACAGTCGATCCACTGCTGTTCTGCTCCAGTGGCTGTGATCTGTTTGTTTATACCTGGTTGAAAACCTATCTTTTGTAACATATGACCTCATTATATATTAAAAGGCCCAGCTTACAAATGAGTAACGAGTGCCTTTTGTAGTCTCTCTAACCTCATGTGGGTACATAAAATTAGATGGAAATAACAGTATATCACCTGTTTTTAACTCAATTTTCTCTCCTCTGCAATAGAATTCAGACCCCTCATAGTCCTCGTTTAGGTTAGCTACAATCGATACCAAAGGCACCCCTTTCATCTGACCATCAAATATACTGTGTATATGATCGTAATGTTCTCTCATCATAGTGCCAACAGCATATCTATTAAAACGTATAGGGCTAAATTTAGATAGCCATGGTCCTTGAGTCTTTTGTCCTGGTACACTATGCTTTTCTTGATATTCAGTCAATGCTTTAACTAGGTATGGTGTTATCTTTGCTTGTTGTTCTTTGGTGCAAGGCATTACATCTAATTCTTTTGTAGGTTCAGAATTAAAAGTTCCTTCTGCATAATTATTCCATTTATGCTTTTCCCATATTTTTTTATTGCATTCATCTATCAACTCTTCACATACTTCTTTTGGTATGTGATTTTTCACGTATATATAACTTTTAATTGTGCTCATTCATTAACCTCCTTATATCTAAATGAGTTAGTGATTGTTCTGATCCGATAGCGTCAATACAAAAAGTATTGAATGATACACTTATTCTATCTTCTTCACCCTGATTAATTGGTACGCTATGTTTTAATGAAGATGGAAATAATATTAATTCACCTGCTTTGCAAGGTAACATAAATGACTCTGAATTTACATGATTGTATTTTATAGGATCTAATTTCATACCATCTTGTCTATCTTTAGCAAAAGATATAGGTGGTAGTTTTTCATTTATCTGAAAATACATAACTCCAGATACTATACTGTTTGGATGCACATGTTCATGATGCTTAGATCCTTTTGGATTTCTGTTAGCCCAACATTGTGTGATGACTAACCTTTGTTTTGTATTTAAAACATTTGTCGTAAATTTATCTACAGCTTCTTTTAAAAAATTTTTTATATCTTTAAACTCTTCGTTACGTAACAGATAAGAATCATCAGATCTAAAATTACCGTTCTGTTGTTGTTTACGATAACTGATAGTTTTTAAATAAGCCAGTTCTTTATCAATCGGTTGTTCGTATGGAACGATTAACAAAGGTGTTGGAAACAATTGCAATAATTCTTCTTTCATTTTGTAGGATACTACACTATTTTACGAACTTTGTAAACCACCATGATTATCGCTTGCGTTTGCGGCTGTTGAGTGAGCTTCTGTTAAATTTCCAAAGTCTACAGCATTACCTGTTGAACCTATGGTCACAAAATCCATAGTGTCTTTATAAGCAGGTCCAGCTCTTCCGGCCATAAACACTGCTCTAGTATTATTAGAAACTGCCGACACACCATTTCTTGACTCACTTAAATCTCCAAAATCAGTTGCATCACCAGTAGATGCTATAGTCACATAATCCATAATATTTACAACACTAGAAGTGTAACCTCCACCAAATACAGCTCTAGTTGAACTAGCTGATCCACCCATCATTTGTCTCGCAACAGTTAAATTACCAAAATCTGTAGCATTACCTTCGCTTGCAGTTGTGACATAATCTATTACATCTTGGTTTGAAGGAGTGTATCCTCCAGCCATAAGACTTCTTGTTGGAGATGATGTGGTATTTGTACATCCTCCACGTGCTACAGACAAATTACCAAAATCTGATGCATTACCTGCTGATGCAAAAGTTTTAAAATCTATGACATCAGTAACACTTCCAGTATCCCCTCCAGTCCAAAGACATCGTGTTGTACTAGCAGCCGCTCCAAGATAATATCTTGCAACAGTTACATCACCAAAATCAGCTGTGTTTCCTTGTGAAGCGATTTCTGTTGATCTTATAGCATTACTAGCTGCTGGGTGGACATAACCAGCTCCACTCAATCCTCTAGTTGCATTTGATGTACCATTAACTCCATAACCTGCAGCAACATTAACGTCCCCAAAATCTGAAGCATTACCTAATGTCGGTATATTAAACATCTCAATTTTTGTTGAATTATACGGACTCGATGATTGTTCTCCACCTACAAGTAAAGCTCTCCCTGATCCAGGCATGTAGTTTACTGATGGACGTGGTAATGCTCCCAAAGCTAATCCACCGTGACCATTGCTACAAGAGTTAACAGCACTTTTAGCCTCGGTCAGATCACCAAAATCTGTTCCATTCCCGGCAGTTGCTATTGTTACAAATTCTATTGTGTTTTGAAGGGTTGGTGTAGAACCACCAGAACTAACTCCTCTTATTTTATTTGACGTTGCAGATGGAAGAAAGACAGCAGTTGTCATATCACCAAAGTCTGTTGCGTTTCCTGTTGAAGCGATTTGAACAAGATCTACACTTTTTAATTTAGAAGTTGAATAACTATTAAAAAAAATACCTCTAGTGGTTGAGCTTGCTCCACTTAATAGTCGATTTGCTACAGTTAAATCACCAAAGTCTGTCGCATTACCAGTTGTCGCTGTTGTAAAAAAATCAATAGTGTTTGTGTTATTTCCATCTGATTTTTCTCCTCCTGCAAATAATGTTCTTGTAGGACTAGATAAAGCACCTCCTCTATCAGTCCCTGTTGAAAGATTTCCAAAGTCTGCTTGAAAGCCATTACCTGCTGTTGATATAAACTCAACTGTATTTGAAAATGCAGGTGCTCCATTGCCCATAAACATAGAACGAGTGCTGTCTCCTGCTGCTCCACCAGTTCTAGGAGTTATTCCGAGCGATATAAAACTTGCAGTATTTCCTTGTCCTTCAAAATTTACTTGTTCAGTAGATCCTCCCCGTGCCCAAAAAGCACGCGTAGGAGAAGATCCGGCTTGACCCTCACCGAGAGTTCCTGCTAAATCACCAAAATCTGTAGCATTACCTGCTACGGCTATATTAAGAGTTTCAATTTTATTTGTATTACCTGGAGTGTACCCACCACCTAATAAAGCTTTACTACCATTACCAGCGTCCCACTGATTACCTCTTTGTTTTTTATAAGCTTCTCTAGTATCCCAAATTTTTCCTGAATTAGACATTATGCTAAACCTCCGTGACCGTTAGAACTTGAACTTTGTTGCAAATGGTTTCCTGCTAACAGGTCTCCCCAATCCGCAGCATTACCTGTAGATGATATTGTAACAAAATCAATAGTGCTTACTACACTAGGTGTAGATCCTCCCCCAAATAAAATCATTGTTTTATTTGAAGAACTTAATACTGGACTTTTACGTGCTTGTGATAAATCACCAAAATCTGTTGCATTACCAGTGCTTGCAATAGTCACGTAATCTATAACGTTAGATATACTTGGAGTTGATCCCCCACCAGACACACTCCTTGTTGCACTGGCTCCAGTAGCACATCCTACTCTACCAACTGTTAAATCTCCAAAGTCTGTTGCATTACCTGCAGAGGCAATAGTGATATAATCAATCACATCACTTGTGGGAGTTCCACCTACAAACAAACCTCTTGTTGTTGATGATGAACCACCTAAATCATATCTTGAAGTTGTAAGATCACCAAAGTCTGTGCAATTAGCAGAGCTATTAAATAATTTAAAATCAATTACATTAGAACCAGGAGAAGAGCCGCCACCCCATATTGCTCTAGTATCATTACTGATTGCTACTACATAGTGTCTACCAACTGAAAGGTCTCCATAATCAATTGTATTACCAAAAGAACTAACAATCATTTGATCTATAGTATTTAATTTTGTAGTTCCACCATCTGGTGATCCTCCACCAAATAAACCTTTGATGCTATTTCCACACACACCTTTTGCATATGCTCCCGCTTGTAAATTTCCAAAGTCTATCATTTTACCAGTGGACGCCATATCAGTCACTTGAATTTGATTTGAGTTTCCAGGATAACTACCACCTTGAAAAGCTCTAACGTGTGTCCCTGTTTGACATGTAATTTGATTACCCATACCAGAATGGTTTGTACAATAATAATATAATCTTGTTGGTGTAGATGTTGTGACTTCTATCTTAGCATAAGCACCTGAGTTTCCTGGTGTACCACTTGTTGTGACTCCTGTGGTGTATTGTGATGAATCGGCTGCGTCAGGCAAGGTTGCGAACGCTAGATTATGTGTGTTATTCGAGCTATCTGATTGATCAAATTCATAAGTGCATCCTGGAAATAGAGTTATATACGATTGTAATATTCCATCTATGTAATATTTATTTCCAGAACCTGGATTAACTACCGTTATGTTTAATTTAAATGTTGTTGATCTAGGCACCTACTAACCCTCCATGTCCGTTTGATGCTGCTCCAGCATCTGATCTTGCACCTATTGTATCTCCAAAATCTGATGCGTTTCCAGTTGATGCGATTGTTATTTTTTCTATAGTATTTACATAAGAAGGTGTGAAACCTGAAATAAAAAGTCCTCTAGTAGTATTAGATGCTAAACCATTAGCTGGTTGTCTAGTCGCTGTAGTTAAATCTCCAAAATCTGTTGCATTACCTGTAGTCGCTGTTGTAAAATATTCCATTATATTAACTGCTGAAGGTGTACCACCACCCATTACAACTGATCTTGTTGTAGAATTTGCACTACCCATATCAATTCTTGCTGCAGATAAATTACCAAAATCTGTAGAATTTCCAACTGTTGAAAAAGTTATATAATCAACAGTATCAACTTGAGATGGAGTTGAACCTCCTATGGCTAGTCCCCTAGTTGTGTTTCCTCCCTCTCCTCCAACCGCTCTGGCTTGTGATAAATCACCAAAGTCTGCCGCATTACCTAAAGCTGATATAGTTACATAATCCATAACATTGGTTCTAGTAGGTGTTGCACCTCCTTGCACTACACCTCTTGTGTTATTATTAGTAGGCATCGTGGCAAAGTTAGAAACAGTTCTATCTCCAAAGTCGGCAGCATTACCTTTTGTAGAAAAAGTTAAATAATCTATATTTGCAACTGCTGGATTCGAGCCTGAAAATAAAGCTCTTGTTTTATTTCCCATGCCACCTACTTGTGAACCATCTCCAGTTAGTGCATCTCCAAAATCACTTTCATTTCCATCAGTTGAAATGGTTAAAAAACCAACATCTGTAAAATTTGATGATCCATCATTACCCATATATCTAATTAGTCTATCACCACCAGCTTCGTTAAATGGTAATGGTCTTGTTCCCATGTATCCATCGTTTAGTCCGCCGTGTGCATCAGAACAAACTGCTCCATATCTCTGTGAGAGTGCTAAGTTTCCAAAATCTGTTGTTGTCCCACCATTTACTATAGAAACACCACTGACAGCTTGTGTCGGACCAGAACCTGGATTTTGACCTGTTATAAATCCTTTACTTACTACACCTGAATTTCCAATACTTCCGTTAGTTTGTGCAGTGGTTAAGTCTCCAAAATTAATAGCGTTTCCTTGTGAAGCCATAGTAACAAATTGTATGGTAGTATTTGCACTAGGTCCACCAGCCATAAAAATTCCTCTAGTAGAATTTGATGCCGTTTGCGGTGCCCACCTTGTAGCGGTTAAATCTCCAAAATCAACTGCGTTACCAGTTGTTGCTAATTCTATAAAATCTATTGTATTTAAAATAGCAGGACTTCGTCCTCCTCCCATCACACATCTTGTTGGACTTGTAACACCATGATGTCCATCTGTGCTAACCGTTTGATCACCAAAATCTGTGGCATTACCGGTGGACATAATAGTAACATAATCTATTGTATTATAATATGATGGACCAGATGTTCCTCCATTTCTTATTGCTCTTGTAGAATTACTTCCTGCAGAATGACCTTGAGATGCATTTGTTAAATCTCCAAAATCTGCCGCGTTGCCCGAAGTTGCTAAAGTAATATATGAAATATCATTAAATTCATTTTGAGCTGGCCAATCAGCACCTCCTAATGATAAACCCCTTACAAAATTACTCGCACCTGCATTTCCTTTATCACCAGATGATAAATCACCAAAAAGTTCTGCTGTGCCTCCAGAGGTTGGGTTGAAAGTAGATATTGTTGAAATGGCAATATAAGGATTAGCATGTAATCCACCCATAAAAAATAATCTATTTTTTGCGCTTGGCCAATACCCACCCATTACCGCGTCATAGACTTCACGCAGATTCCAAACGCCTGAAGCGTTATCAAGTTGCGGGTAGTTAGCCATTTACTAACCTATCTTTTTAGACCAGATATGTGTGGCTGCTGTTGTTTGATTGAACGGTACAGTTGCATCTGGATCGTTAGGATCTTGTTCAGTCCAAGAAGATGTATAACTATCTAAATATGTTTTTACATCTGCCTCACTTGCAAGTTCACCAAGTCCTACTTCACTTGAACCATCAACCGTTGCACCAATCATAACTTCAGAAGTATCAGGATAATATCCACCATCTTCAATCCATGTTGGAATTGTTCCTGCATCTGTAAGTTTGTATTTAACTATCTTGTTTGCCATTTGCGTTCTCCTTATTTGCTATCAGTTTAGTGTTGAGCGACTCTTCATCGTATAGCTTGAATCCTCTTCGCTCTGCAAATTTTTCTGCATCACCAGAGAATTTATCAGCGCACGCTTCTAACCAGGTCATGGTCATTTCGTGAGTTGGCGCTTTGCCTTGTTCCATTAACGTATTCTCCATTTTTAGATACGCATAGATTTCGGCTTGTGCCTGAGCACTATTTATACCCATATCAAAGAGATAAATCAAGTTTCCTTCGTCAATAACTCCACCTCTAGCACGGGCAGCATTCAGAGCCTGTTTCATGCAAGTCATTACGTGATATCTAGCCTCTTCTTTTTCGTACTCTTCCTCTGTGATATCATCTTTACCTAGCTTCTTCAATATACTTTTGTATTGATTGGTAAAGAAGTTCATCTTCCTGATAGCTCCAGATACTGAATTTTGTATATTATTCATGTTTACCTTAATCTCTAGGATCTCTGTATCAAGTAGTTCTCTCTCAAACTCGTCCTTGTAATCTCCATCAGCCATCTTTTTTTCTTTTTGACGAAGCTCTATATCCTTCTTCATCATTTTAAGCTGTGCCTCTTCCAGAGCCATTCTGGTTTTATCCAGTTCAGCCAGTGTGTGTTTAACCGATCTGATAGGTGTGATTGCTGTGACATCCAACATCACTCCCATAAATTGTGAGTGTGATTTGTAAAAGTTTGAGCTTGATTGTTTGATAGCTGGTAGGCTAGCATTAATATTGGTCAACATCTGTTTATACTCTTTCTTGACCAGTGGTGAGTTTGATAATTTCTGTATTACCAGATCTTTAGATGACATATTTTTCTCCTTTATATTGTTGCATGTATATGATCATGTTGTGAGTTTTATACTATATAATCTTACGAAAGTCCACCATGGCCGTTAGAAACATGAGACCCGTATGAAGTGGCTGAAGAAAAATCTCCAAAGTCAATAGCGTTACCAGTGCTAGCTATGGTTACATAATCAATAACATTACTAGTGCTAGGAGTTAAACCTGCTGCCCATATAGATCTAGTTTTATTACTTGAGGATCCACCCATGAATCTTGCCACTGATAAATCTCCAAAATCTGTAGCGTTACCAGTTGAGGCGATTGTAATATAGTCTATTACGTTAGAAGCACTTGGATCAGAACCGCCACCAAAAACTGCACGAGTGCTAGATCCAGAGGCACCACCATTAGCTCTTGCAGAAGTTAAATCTCCAAAATCAGTTGCATTACCAGTAGAACCAATAGTTACATATTGAATTACATTACTTTCACCACTTGGATTAGATCCACCAAATACAACACCTCTCGTAGTGCTAGCTGCACCAGTAGAAAAACGTTGACTTTCGGTTAAGTCTCCAAAATCTGTAGAATTACCAGGGGAGGCAAAAGTTATATAAACAATTTCATCTGAATAAGCACTGTAACCTTGCCTTAAACCTCTTGTCTCATTAGATATGCCGCCACCTTTCCATTGATTAGTTCCAGTGTCGTTACCAAAATCAGCGGCATTACCTTTAGTTGCAAATTCCAGATAATCTATTGTATTTACATCTGGGTCTGCTCCACCAATAAAAACTGCTCTTGTTGAACTTGCACATCCTGCTGTGTTAGATCTACCAACTGTTAAATCACCAAAAAATGTACTATTACCTGTGCTAGCGATATTTATAAAGTCAACATCTTTAGAGGTATTGTTAAATACTCTTAAAGCTATATCTCCCGATAAAGGTTTACCTGTTGGTGAATAAAGTTCAGGGGCTCTTGGTACAAAAGTTTCTATACCTCCATTACCAGTACAGCCACCAGCACATGATGCAGTTAAAGCAAGTAAATCTCCAAAATCTGTAACATCTGATCTATTTGCAATCGTTATAAATTCTATAACATTAACATTAGCAGAAGGGGTTGAACCACCTGCAAATATTCCTCTTGTGTTATTAGATGCTGTTGCTACTTGATTTTTTCCAGCACTTAAATCTCCGAAATCTATGGCATTACCTAAAGAACCAAATTCTACAGACTCTATTGTGGTTGTATAACCACTAGGTCCACCACCACCTTGAATCCATCTAGTTGAACTAGAAAGACCACTAGATGCATAAAAAGTAGCAGTTAAATCTCCAAAATCTACAGCATCACCAGCTGAAGCTAATTCTAAAAAATCTATAGTGTTAGTACCACTCGAACCATTATATCCTCCTCCTGAAATAAGCCTTGTTGGATTACTTGCAACTGCTGGCTCCCATCTTGATACTGTAAGATCTCCATAGTCTGTTGCATTTCCTAAAGTAGCATAAGTTACAAAATCAATAAGATTTGTAGCAGAGGGAGTTCTACCACCTGAAAAAACTCCTATTATAGAATTTCCAGCTGCATTAGTTTGTTGTCTTGCAGTTGTTAAATCACCAAAATCAGATGCATTTCCTGTGTTGTGAGGATTTACATAATTTATAGTGTTTGTTAAACTTGGTGTTGCTCCACCACCATTTATAAATCTAGTTGCATTAGATGCAGCCCCGTGTTCTTGCACAGATATTGCTAAGTCACCAAAATCTACAGAATTACCAGCTGTAGAAACTTCAATAGATTGTATAACATTTAGTGCACCACCAGAGTTACCACCAGAAATTAACATTCTATCACCTAAACTTAATTGAGGATAAGTTCCATCCTCTTTTATGTTTTTAGTAATGTCATTTATTTTCCAAAGCCCTCTTGCTTGGTCTCGTCTAGGGTAACTGTCCGACATCGGTTAGTCCTCCTACGCGTCGTCTATCAGTTCGTATGATATTGTGACTACTAATGTTGATGCTGCTGATGCTCCGCCTCTGATAAGATCAGTTTCTTGTAAATAGAAAGATGAGTTTTTATCTATTACATCAACTGAAGCGTGAGCTGGAACTGTAAGTTCATCAGCTAATTCTTTGTGTGTTCCTGAAACTTCTGAATCAATTGTAACCGTTGCATCGGTATCAGTTACATTTGTAACTCTGATTAAATTAATTTTGTTAACTTGATCTGATGCTGCTGTTAATAATGTAGTTGTTAAAGTCGTGCCTAAATCAGCTACTGCTGATTTACCATTAATCGTTGTGACATTTACTATATTTGGTGCTGCCATTTTTTATTCTCCTATGTTCTTTTTAACCGAAAACTATCGCCGCTGCAATAGCTTTTCCCATTGATATACCACTACTTTCAGCAAAAGACAATTGTCCAACTCCTGTAGTTCCAGAACCTGACACACTCTCTACTTTTAAAAATGTGCCTGCTGTAACATTTCCCGTAGGAAATTTAAGAGTGTAGCTCTGTGAAGCGCTGTGTGGAGGTGATTGTAGTTGAATTCCGTGAGAATTAGACTCACAATTAAGTTGAATTGTACCGGGGTTTGTGCCTCCTAAAATCTCTATATTACCTGTTCCTTTTGGACCAAGGACTAGATCCACATTTGAATCACCACCTGTGGCTTTTATTGAAGGGTTATTTCCTGTTGCAGCGTTTGTTACATCTATTTGGTTTACTGCAGAGGCTGTAGTTTGAAATATTATCTGTTCGTTTCCATTCTCATCATTAATTCCATGTGCATCATCAAAAGCTATATTAAAACTATTAGTGTCTAAATCTCCACCTAATTGAGGTGAGGTATCATCAACAACATCTCCTCCAAATTCTACTGCAGTTATGTTTGGATTTGTTCCATCATCTGCTCTTGCATAAGCCAATATGGTTTTACCATTTGCTATTGTGGCAGAACTACCTGATCCACTAACATATTTGAATGTTATAGATTGGCTGCCAGTTGTTGAATTTTTTAATAAGTAAAGTTGTTGTACATCTAGAGGAATAGTGCAATTTCTAGTAGCTGTTAAAGATCCTGATGAAGTGAATTCTATAACTCTGTGTGCAAGAGTTGCACCAGTTGATCCATCAGAAACAGATAAAGCAATGTCTGCATCACTAGAAAAAGCTTGTTGTGTAAAACCACCTGCTAATTGTTCTACTAATTGTAAATTTGTATTAGTCTTCGTCCCCCATGTACCGGCGTTTTCACCAGTTGCTTGAAGTTCTACCCCTAAAGGTGTAAATGTTGATGCCATAAATTATCTCCTATGCAGCGTCACTATAACTTGTATTTGATCCAGTTGCAACATCCGAATATGTATCATTCGAACCTGTCGAAACATTACTATATGACGTATTTGAACCAGTGTCAACATCACCATATGCGAAGATATCTACAGCTCCCACACTAGATGTTATTGAGAAACCATCTAATCCAATGGTAATATCAGTTAATGATACGGATCCAACATTAGCATTAAATGATTGACCTGTTAATCCTAGACCCTCTTCGACTGTCAGAGAGCCAACACTTGATGTCATGCTCAAACCTGTTGGTTGAGCCAAGGCTCCACCTAATCCTATAATAGTTCCTTGAGTAAATGTAGCCTCTAATCCAGATGGCTGAACTACATCATTTGGTATTGTGACACTACCAATACTAGCACTGAAAGATACTCCTGTTAACTGTGCCTCTTGTGAAGAGATACCTTGTGCGGTTCCCTGTTCTGATGTGATTGATAGACCAGAAAGTATAGCTGTCTCATTTGGTGCTTTTGCTGTTCCTTGACTTAGAGTTGCATCAAGACCTGTTAGACCGATAGTCATGTCATTAACAGATACAGAACCAACAGCGGATGTTGTTGATAGACCTGTTAATCCAACCTGCATATCAACCACAGACGCTGAACCAACAGATGATGTAATGGATAACGTATCGTCTATGATAACAGGAACAAAGGTCTCTCCCTGTGAGGATGTGATTTCAAAACTTGATGGAGTTATAACTTGATCTGGAACATCAACCGAACCAAGATTCGATGTTATTGATAGACCGGTTGGAAATATTGTTGCGTCTTTGAGTTCGCCCCACTCACCATCATTCCAGGCTTGTGCACCCCAACCTGTTTTTAAGGTTGTGTCTGCGTTCCAATACGCCTGTCCCCAGGTGAATCGCCCCCATCCTGAAGTCGTCGACATGGTCGACCTCCTATGCTAATCTGATTATTGCTGAAGAGGAATCGTTTGTAGGAAACTCTATTTTAAATGTTCCGTTACTGGCTGTCTTGTCACCACCAAATGCGATAACACAAACGGCATCAGTTGTTCCTGACCCACCATCTGTTGTTGTGTTATATATTAATGCACCGTTTGCAGTAAAAGAAGCAGATGAAAAAGTTACATCACTAAAATCTGTAAATGCAGTGGTGCTAGTTAATCCAACTCCAGTATTAGTTAGAGTTGCGCCACCTGCAGAGTATGCAGATCCTGATGTATTTGATATCTCGTTTGACGTAGAGTAATCAGTTGTGGCTGCACCTAAAGAAGCAGAACTTGTAAATAAAGCAATCTTAAAAGTGTGTCCACCTGAAGATTCAAAACTGTGTTTACCTTGTAAAAGTTCCTGTTTGAAACTTGAACATATTGCTGATGATATAGCCATAATTTATTCTCCTACGGGTTTGGTGAGGGTATTGGTATTCTGACAGTTCCATCAGTGTAATCGTCTCTTCGTCTTCTACCAACTTGCTCACTAGCAAACTTCTGTACCTCTTGTTTATATTTATTTTCGTATAATGTCAACATATCCATAGGGCCTTTTAAAAAGCCGTAT